TCGCGCGCAACGCCGTGGGGCCGGCGCGCCGGGAGCTGGAGAACAACACGCTCGTGGCCGCCGTTAAGAGCGGTGTGCGCGAGTTCTTCGCCATGCACCGAAAGCTGGCATCCTTGGCCCGTCAGATGGACGGGCTGCGCGACGGCGGGCCTATGTGGCAGGCGATCATCCGGCCGATGAACGAGGCCGGCGACCGCGAAGCCACCATGCGCGAGGCGGCGACTATCGAGCTGGGCAAGCTGTTCGAGCCGTTGCTCAAGGCCGGCGGGCTTAAAGACAAGGTGTTCATCCGCGAGATCGACGCGAGCTTGTCGCTCGAAGGCCGCCTGGCCATCGCCCTGAACCAGGGCAACGAGACCAACCGGGCGCGGATCATGGACGGCGACGGGTGGTCGCAGGAGCAGGTCGACGCGATCCTGCGCACCCTGTCGCCTGAGCACTTCGCCTTCGTCCAAAAGGTCTGGGATTACGTCGACACCTACTGGCCCCAGATCGCGGCCAAGGAGCGCCGCGTCACGGGGATCGAGCCTGAGAAGGTCGAGCGCGACCCCGTCACGGTCACGGCCAACGACGGCAGCCAGATCACGCTCGACGGCGGCTACTACCCGATCAAGTACGATCCGCGCCGCTCCGGGCGGTCGGAGGGCGACAGCCTGGCCGAAGTGCTGAAGCAGCGCATGGAGGGCGCGAGCCTGCGCGCCACAACCCGCCGCAGCCACACGAAGGCCCGCGCGGAGAAGGTCAGCCGCCCGGTGCTGAAGGAGTTCAGCGTCTTGTTCGGCCACGTCAACGACGTGATCCACGACCTGGCCTGGCACGAGTGGTTGATCGACGCCAACCGGTTGCTGCGTTCCAATACGATCGACGCCGCCATCCGTGACCACTACGGCCCGGAAGCAAAACAGCAGTTTAAGACCTGGGTGCAGGACGTGGCTGAGGGCGACAAGGGCGCGGACGCCGCGGTGGATCTGGCCCTCTCGCGCTTGCGCCAGGGAGTGAGCGCCGCCGGCCTGGGCTTCAACGTCATGAGCGCGCTAATCCAGCCGCTCGGCATTACACAATCCATCACGCGCGTGGGCGCGTCATGGATCGGGCGCGGCGTGCGCAAGTACATGGCGCACCCGCTGGAACTCACTCGCGAGGTGATCGACAAGTCCTCGTTCATGGAAAACCGGGCGCGCACCCGCTTCCGCGAACTCAACGAATTGCGCAACCAGGTGCAGGATCAAAGCGCATTCAACGAGTACGTCGGGCGCTACGCATATTTCCTCATGATGCGCTGCCAGCAAATGGTCGACGTGCCGACTTGGTGGGGGGCCTATGAGAAAGCCATCGCCGAGGGCAACGAGGAAGCCCGAGCGGTGTCGCTGGCCGATCAGGCGGTGATCGATGCCCAAGGTGGCGGGCAGACCAAAGACCTGTCGGCCATTGAGCGCGGCGGCCCGGCGCAAAAGTTGTTCACTGTGTTCTATTCCTTCATGAATACGGCCTTGAACGTGGGCGTGTCGCAAACCATGAGCGCGGACACGCCGGCCAAGAAGGCAAGGCTGGCAGTCGATTACGCCATGCTCTACGTGGTGCCTGCCGTGCTGGGCTACTTCGTCAAAAACGCTTTCACGCCGGGCGACTCGGGCGATGACGACCCCGAGAAGATCGCCAAGAAACTGGCGGCCAACCAGATCGACTACCTGATGGGCCTCATGGTTGTGGTGCGTGAGTTCGGCGAGGCGGCCAAGATCGTGGCCGGCGCCAACGACATGGGGCGGGATTACACCGGTCCTGCCGGCCTGCGCCTTGTTGCCGACACGGTAAGCCTGGCGAAGCAGGCGCACCAGGGCGAGTTCGACGACGCCTTCCGCAAGGCCGCCGTTAATGTTGTGGGCGACCTGTTCGGCCTGCCCAGCGCGCAGATCAACCGCACCATCACCGGCACCAAGGCGCTGGCCGAGGACAAGACAGACAATCCTGCGGCCGTTGCCTTTGGCTTCCAGGAGAAGCGTTAGGGTGCGCGTAATAAAGACCCTGGGGGATAGCCTTCGCGCAGTTCCCCAGGAGTTCCGTCCATGACGATTAGCAGTGAAAACCGAGTAGCTGGCCCGTACACCGGCAACAACGTGACGACCAACTTCCCTTTCACCTTTAAGGTGTTTTCCACTGACGACGTGGTTGTGTTCCTCACCGATCCGGCCGGCGTCGAGGCCCCCCTCACTGGCGGCGGAACTGACTACGGCGTTACCCTTAACGCAGACCAAGATAGCAACCCGGGCGGTGTTGTAGTGAGAACCCCCGCACTGGCGGACGACTACTTGCTGACAATAACCAGCCGCGTGCCGAATCTGCAGCCGCTTGACCTCACCAACCAAGGTGGGTTCTACCCGAAAGCCATCAATGCTGCGCTTGACCGGGTGACTATCCAAGTCCAACAAGTTGCCGAGCAAGCCAGTCGCGCAGTAAAGGTACCGATTTCTGAGAACAAGACTCCAGAAGAGTACGCGACGGAACTGTTTGCAGCATCAAAGGCCGCTGTGGACTCTGCTGCTGACGCTGCCGGCAGTGCATCATTGGCAAGCGACCGGGCGACGTCGGCCCTGGCGAGTGAAAACAACGCGGCGGACAGTGAAGCCGCTGCCCAGCTAAGCGCAGACTCCGCGCTGGCAAGCAAGAACGCAGCATTTGGTAGCGAAACGGCTGCGGCTGCATCTGCTTTGGAAGCGGCGGATTCCGCTGCAGAGGCACTAACGATTTTTGGTAACACGGCAGCTATGCAAGCCGCCGTGGATAGCTGCGGCGACGATGCCGCAAGCGCGTTGTCCAGTAAAAATGCCGCTGCATCGTCCGCGACCTCCGCTAATAGTTCGGCTGTAATCGCCGGGCAGCACGCAAGCGAGGCGTTAAACAGCCGCACGAACGCATCCAATAGTGCCAGTGCGTCCGCTACATCCGCGGCGTCTGCTGCAACATCGTCCACTTCTGCTTCTTCTTCGGCAACTGCTGCAGCAACTAGCGCAACTGCAGCAGCAACTAGCGCAACTGCAGCAGCAAACAGTGCAACGGCTGCGGCTGGGAGCGCCTCGTCGGCCTCTGCTTCAGCTACTACCGCTACAACCAACGCTTCGTCCGCCCAGGCGTCTGCGACATTGGCTGACCAACGTGCAACATGGGCTGGCGGGGCACTAACGCAAGCCAACGGCTACGCAGAACAGGCGCAAGGGTCGGCAACTGCTGCAGCAACTAGTGCAACTGCTGCAGCAACTAGTGCAACTTCAGCGGCAAACAGCGCAACGGCTGCCGCTGGCAGTGCGTCGTCGGCATCTACTTCAGCTACGGCGTCGAGCAGTAGTGCGACAAGTGCGGCCGGTAGTGCAACTTCAGCGGCAAACAGCGCAACGGTTGCCGCTGGCAGTGCGTCGTCGGCATCTACTTCAGCCTCAACCGCTACGACCAAGGCGGGCGAGGCATCGACTTCGGCAACAAATGCGTCGTCCAGTGCGGCCGCAGCAGCAACTAGCGCGACGAATGCTGCTGCATCTGCTACTGCCGCTCAAGGATATTTGGCCCCTGCTACTGGCACATCAATAGACTCAGTCACTATTGGCACTGGCAGCAAGACCTTTAACGTTGGCGCTGGAAAGCTATTCGTTCCAGGGCAACCAGTAAAGATCGCACAAACAGCAAACCCAATTGCCAACTTTATGACTGGTATTGTCACTTCCTATTCAGGAAGCACTTTATCCGTTACCACCGATTCAACTACCGGCTCTGGCACATATTCAGACTGGACTATTAGTTTGTTTGCTGGTTCTAGCGGAGGTTCTGTCGACTCAGTTGGTGATATCAAAATTGCAGTATCTCAACCTTCTGGTTCATATCTGAAGTGTGATGGATCGTCTTATTCTCAAAGCACTTATGGGCCGCTGTTCTCAAAGGTAGGTAAGCTATTCACAAGCGCTGGAAATCAAGGATATGGCGTTGCTGATTCTCTAGATATTCCCGGTGATGTTCTATGGGTAAAACCGGGCAACAAGGAATTCTTCGCATACACGACTACTAATACGCTATATCGATCAACAGACCTTAAAACATGGACGCAGTTGAACACCGGTTCTCCATGGCTTTCTGTTGATTCACAGAACATTCTTGTTGATATTGCTTACGGTAATAACATGTACATCTTTGCTGCTGCAAAGTGGGACGGTATTACTCGTAGCTTTTATAAAACTACTGATCTAACTAACTTCACTGTTGCAACTACTCCACCTACTCAATCTCCGTACTACGTCAGCGGATTTAAGCATGGTGGATCGTGGATTCAATATCTAAATGATCGTTTTGTCTTCGCTGGAAGCTCAAACTCCGGTGCAGCTAGATCAGTTTGGTACTCAACAGACGGTTTGACGTGGTCATCCGCTGCAATAAGTGGATCGTATTCAACTGCTGCACCAGCAGGCTACCCAATGGGTATCGCTCGTTATTCAGGTGGTGTTTACCTTGCGCCAGTAGGTCAAGCGTCTTCGACGAATAACCAGATTTTTGCGCGTTCAACAAACGGAACTGCATGGAGTAGCCAAGACAGCGGTAGCTCCGCTAGAGCGCTTTTAGCTGCTGTGGCTGGTCGATTCTACGCTGCTGATAACAAACAGAGCACTGACGGTATTACATGGGCTTCACCTACTAACACTATGCCGGGTGCTTTGCAGGGTGTCGCAAACGTTGTAACGCCTACGATTGGCGCATATTCAGGAAGCGCAGTTGCTATCGTGTTTAGTGGAGATACCGTATATGGAATACGAGATTTGATGTCTGAAGCGGCAGGGACATTGAATGCAACAGGCGTTTCATCTTCACTTTATGGCATCTGCTGTTCAGGTCTTCTTGGTGATGGATCGTTAGCATATTTGTTCTGGAAGCCTGATGGCACAGTGGTCAAGAAGTTTGCTGGTGGCAATTCTTTTACCTACTCAACGGCTCTTAACTTCATCGTTCCAAATATCAATCCCGGACATGGCGCATACGCGTATATAAAGGCTTAATTATGGTCGTCTTCACAAACTTTCTGATACCAAAAAAATTCAGCGGATACACCATTCTTTGCTTTGCCTTGGTTCGACCTGAATTTAAATATGATGTCGGGCTGGTCGAGCATGAAAAAACCCACGTTAAGCAATTTTGGAAATTGCCTTTTATTCACGGTATTTTGTATCGGTTTTCAAAAAAATACAGATTATCGTGCGAGGTAGAGGCTTACCGGGAACAGTCGAAACACTACGATGCCCCGAACATCAAGGCCTTGGCGACGCGTTTGGTAGAAGACTATGGGTTGGATTTGGGAATTCAAGACGCTATTGAATTGCTAAAAGCGGAGGATGCCCGTGCCTGAAAAAGACCCAACAACCTGGACGGCGGCCACTTGGCTGCTTGCTCTCGGCATGGCCTTCGGTGGTGGACTTGTGAATTGGTACGCCAAAGTCAAGCGGGGCCACACCCGCGCCTTCAACATCATCGAGTTAATCGGCGAGATTTTCACCAGTGGTTTCGTAGGCTTGGGTGTTTTCATGCTGCTGGCCGCTATCGACCAGCCGGTTGGCATCTGTGCAGCAGCGGCCGGTGTGGGTGGGCACATGGCGACGCGTTTGTTGTTCGCCATCGAGCGCGCCATCGAGGCCCGTATGGAAGTACTCACCAAGAAAGGAAACGCGAAATGATCGAAACCCTGATCGGTACGCTATTCGGCGGCATCTTCCGTATGGCACCTGAAGTGCTCAAGTGGCTGGATCGCAAGGACGAGCGCAAGCACGAACTCTCCATGTTCGACAAGCAACTAGAAGCCGACAAGTTAAAAGGCGAGCAGGCGCAGCAGCTTGCCGCAACCCAAGCCGACGCCGCTATCGGGGCGGCTGAAATTCAGGCCATCATCGAGGCGACAAAGGCCCAGGCATTGCAAACCGGCATCAAGTGGGTGGATGCCTTCAACGCCATCATCCGGCCGCTGCTGGCCCTGCAATGGCTCATCGTCTTGTGGCCGGCAGTCGTCGTGGCCGGCTTCACCCTGGCCGTGCAAACCGGGTCCGACCCGCTGGTTGCGCTCAAGGCCGCGTTCGGCGTTGATGAAAAGGCCATGGCCGCCAGTGTGGCGAGTTTCTGGCTGGTCGACCGCAGCCTGCGCAAAATGTCCGGTCGATGATCCCCGAAGCCCTGCTGGCCCTTATTCGCAAGTTTGAGGGTCTTCGCCTTAAGCCTTACCGCTGCCCGGCAGGCGTACCGACCATTGGCTACGGCCACACCGGGCCAGACGTGCGCATGAGCATGAAGCCTATCAGCGAGCCCGTGGCCGAGGCAATGATGCAGCAGGACGCCGAGGTATTCCACCGCGCGGCCGGCAAGCTGTCGCCCGTGCTGTGGCTGGAAGGCGACGCCAAGCACTCGGCTATCTCCGACTTCTGCTTCAACCTGGGGACGACGCGTTACAAGGCGAGCACGCTCAAGCGGCGCGTCGATGCCGGCGACTGGCACGGGGCTGCCGAGGAATTGGAGAAGTGGGTGTGGGGCGGCGGCAAGAAGCTGCCCGGCCTGGTGGCCCGGCGCAAGGCCGAGGCTAATCTGCTGACTTGAACAAGTCGCGGCCGGAATAGGCCGCCATCCCTGCGCCGACCAGGTACGCCATGGCGTTGAGGTTGAACCAGAAAAACACCCCGGCAACCACGGCCAGGGCGCCCAGGACTTTGTGCTCGGTCGTCATGCCTGCCCCCTTAAATCGTTTCCGCATCCACTCCGTAGCCTATCGCATAATCAACGGGTTAGAACAGCGAAAATTGGCAGGGTTGCGGAAAGGTTTATAACTTAACGTGTTGATTTTTATTATTTATTCCGAGGACTTGAAAACCGGCGTGCCGA